CTCATATCTCCGCAGGGGGACTTCATTACCCCCGTTCAATCCTTAATAGGAATGAACCCACCCGTATTTTATGCTAGACGATACGGGGCGTCCTGCGAAACTAAGATGATCTTTACTATAGATCGGCTCTTCGCCTCTCTTAATAAAGAACTTCATCAGCGCGGCATCACCATCGGCTATGGATTTCCGAGGGTCATATCGTACCGTGCATGCCTTAACCATAGGGCGATGCAAAGTACTTGACATCTTCTGCTCCTCGTAACCGAGGAAGGAGAATTTGCCAAGGGCTGGAGAAGTATCCGCAACGGCAGGGAACGGAATAATATCAGTAATGACATTGTCCAGATACCTGACTATTGACCAATAACCACGCTTATAAAGCTGGTTCCTAAGATCAACTGTGGATTCAACATTTTCAACATCCTTCCGGGAGCTAGGTAGGGTTCGACGAACACGCGTAAGCGTCACATCGTGCCCATCAAAATACTCAGCTCCACAAGACTCTCTGAACTTTCCAGACCAGAAAGACTTGCTCTTGTTAACCTTGAAACAGAACTGTTCCAAGGTAGATATGACGGAAGCGGCTGTGTCGACAGGGACAATAATGTCATCCCCATAGACGCGCACCTTACCAATAAATTTCTCTAATTGAGACTTATTGGTGAACTTGGTGTCATAAGCCTTTTCGATTCCCATGAAGACAAGTGTCAAAAAGACATACATCTCCACAGGAAAACATAAGGCTGAACCCATAGACGCGAACTTTGAGAGTGGCACAACGCCAAACTCGGGTACGTCAGCATGAGTAGACCTCGAGGCCTGCACTGCATCATTTAAATGCGGTGTAAAGCCAAAGAGGTCCAGAGCAAGCTGATTGGAAACGCGATCAGATGCTTCACTCAAGTCGAGTGTAGCTAAGGATCCATCGCTGGAACCTTTCCGGGCCAAGAGTTGGTTAGGCTCTTGGAACTCGGTACTGATCATCGATCGGAGGAGATAATCCTTCGACAGACTTCGAGTAAAGCTATCGAGCAGACCCTGTTGCATATACTGCATAGGGGTCGGCTCGATAGCAATGATTCGAGGCGTTTTCAACGTTTTAGGAACCGCGACCACCCTAACGGGGATCTCGGCGCCGGGTTCGAGGAACTGAACAGTATCATAGACCTTCTGGTCGTATGACCGGCTTGTAGCGTATCTCCAATAAGGAAACACGTTTTCAAGTCGCTGGGGCCACTCAAGCATGGTGTACTTGCCATTGGCAGTACGTCCTTCTGAAGTAGCACCAGGACCATGTTTTGGAGAGAGTTCATAAGTCTGGATATCACTATCCACACGTCTGAACATTTCGCCGAACATGATATTAGAAAGTATTCTAAACCTCTCCCTCTCGGGACGAGGAATTAGAGGAATATTCTCTATCAGTTCCTTCTCACACTTGATGAAACTATTGAACGCCGCAGTAATGCGGTCGTCTGTGCACGGAATGAGAACCTTTCCCCACATCAGAGTTATCTGACGTATGGATCGGATCGCATCTATGCTAGGATCATCAAGTATGACACCAGTACAACGATCAAAGACGAGCTCAACGAAACCTCCGAATAAACGGGGGAGACGTCTATGCTTTGCAAATGAGCGAAACATAGAGTGAGTTATCTGCTCTTGAGCAAGGGCTTGTTCAAAGTCCTTACCAAAAGTAGACAAAGTGATTGTGAAAAACGAATCACCTTCGTCTGAGAACCGCCTGAGGATCGTTTTAAGATCCTGAGTGGTGTCAACCGAGCATATACTCCCCATTTCATGAAGAGTATGTTGAAGGAGTGGGACTAGGCTTTTCAAAATTGCTCCTAATAGAGTTAATTTTCCGAGCTGCCTGGTCACAAAAGCGGCGTTATTAGTGCCGCCCGCGCCTTGAACCGCCAGAGCCTCGTAGGGGATTAACCCACGAGGCACCAACAACAATGGTAATACAAATGAGAATCAAAGTGAACTCAGTTGTACCCAATGTTACGATTCACCGCCGAGAACCTTGGTCAGGTTTGCTCCCGAAGTGGCTGTAAGCCAAGTCGTGAGTCCTGTTACAAGGGCACTCATATCCGCGTTGGTAAAACCAACTGCCGGACGATCCACAAGAACGTATGCAGAAGCAGAAATTTTCTGCTTCACATCCGTGAGTGGGTCGGGAGAAATCTTGTTGGTGTCGATCCTAATAATGGATCGATTACGGCGCCCGTACTGGTGGGAAACGCTGAATTTTAGCGTTCCATCCGATGACGTGTAGTCAGCGGAATTCCGGTCAATACCAGTCCGCGGAAGCGGACTGGTCGTACCAGCAACAGTAACGGACTGGGGATCTGCGAGTGCCATGGGCATCTCCTTCTGATAATTAATTATTTAGTTATTATTTAGTTGTGTCCCTGCTACATCCGGCTAAGGCCGAGCGCAGCAAGAATTGACCACTGCCTGCCATTCAACATGTCAGGAGTGGTTGCCGAGAATCCATACGGGTTCGATCTAACACGTTCTTTTGTAATAGTTCGTGAAGTAGATCGACAAGTTAACACAGAGGGCTTTTGGCTCTTTGAATAACTTGTAACTATAGTATCTTGAACAGCAACCTTAGAAGTAGTTGCCATGAGATATCCATAGTTAACCACAAGGCTATCGTCTTGTATTCGCTGATACGAGCTGATGCTCGCATTCAGGTCGAATAACCAGTCGACAAGCCAGGACCATGGAGAGAGTTGCCAGAGGGTTTCGACAGTGATATCAGTGCCATAAAGGCGTGATACCATATGTTGGTACTTACCGACATTGTCGAACAACTTCGTTCCTGATGGAACGAAATACGTAAAGGATCCAGAAAACCAGACCCTTTCCGTATACCTCATGGTCAAGGAACTAGACCAACCAAAACCCAACGCATCAGAAGTTGTGTTGGGGCCGCTCTGGCGCAAAGCGTCAGAGGTAGGCATAACACGGATGCTCCCTTGGTTAGAGAGCTCGTTCGAAGCGAACGTTTCTGTGATCTTTTTGGTAGGAAAAGACATCCTGCGACGTACGCCTTTTCCGGCGTCTCGCTCATATTGAGCGAGTCTATCAGTAGCCTTTTCGAGGGCACTGATGACGTCTTTTATGTCGCTTATCAGGGGCAAGAGTCCAAACTGAATGTTTAGATACTCTCTACCCACCCTATTTCCCTTTTGAACAACATTCTTCCGCAAGGAAGAAGTTCGATCTTTGAGAAGTAGGATACCAGGAATGGACGGAAGTCCTTCCCTGAGCTCGCCAATAATGGCGGATAAGCTAACATCAGGACGAGTCGGTGAAGTATCCGCAATGGCTTTGTGGCCATAATGGGCGAAGTTGACAGAGTTAGAGGAAGGTTCATGACTGAACCTAGCCTTTGAATCTGCAACCGTCCCTGCGAACTGGAAGGGCATACGGCCTCTATGTAGCAAAGCTACCTGAGCGCCTTCTGCCCATAACTGATCACTAGACCTATTAAAATAGGGATCGTGATAGTTTCCATAAGATCTATCAGTCGCGATACTAAAGTCTACCTTTTTAAAGGCATGACCGTTATCAACGATCGGTATCTTTGTATCAGCCTCTCTCTTAAAGGGAGACACATCGATACCGACGATAGATCCTTCACCGGGGTCACCATACTCGAGGACAGCCTTCTCACGTTTACGAATCGCCGCGTTGCGGAGAAAGTAAGCGTATGGATCAGCTATGTGCTCGGGTATGAGTTTCCCAGAACTGCTTGTTCTATAAGACAAACAGGTTTCTTTCCTTGCGGAGAAACTACCAGTAATGTAAGGGACCCCGCCACGATATACCCGAAAAGGTATGTGTGGCGAGTATCTGACATTTTCATAGTAGTTTCCCATGTTCGGTCCTTTTTCTCGGTTAACTTGAGCTAGGCGCGTTTAGACTACACAGTTTAAATAGCCATACCTAGCAGTAGAGCCAGTTGACACCAGGGTCCCGCTTCCTCCTTAATCGGAG